CTTTCCATCAGGACGCTTAAAGTACGCAAGCTGCATAGCCATTGTTGACTTACCTGTAAACTGTTCTCCATATAAAATCATACCTAACTTACTCTGTGTGACTGACGCTTTTCTTGCTTTTGCCATTAAATAATTCCTCCGTAATTCTATAATATTGATTTATTGGAACGCCATTTCTGACGTTCCACTTAGTTATTCTCTGTTGTGAGAATTAATCCCACGCTTCATCGTCTCCATCATCGAGATCTGTTCCATCTCCCCAATCGTCATTAGAATCAGAACCAAAACTCTCTTCTGCCTTATTTGCATTCCTAATCTTTGCAATGGCTTCTGTTACATTTTCCTCTGTGTAAAGTTCTTTATCAATTGAAGAACCCTTTGCTCCTGTGATAATAAACTCTCTCTTTGTAGGTGCAGATACTTTCTCCATACTGTCCTCTTCGCCCCAATCATCATCATCTGTTGTAACTGTCTCTGTCTGAATAGAAGAAACCATATGTCCACTTACCTTAATTGCATTGTAAGGATTAAGTGAATTCTTAAACTTTTTAGCGAGAGCTTTATCCTCGATGATAAACTGAACATCTTCAATATTGCTGTATGTAACAATCTTCGCAAGGACAATAAATCTACCTGTTGACTTATCGTTATCATCCTTTTCCTGCTCGATGCTCATGAAAATAATTACCTGGTTGAAATCGTTCTGCTTCTCGAACTTCTCATCATCAAAATTTACCTCTGAGCAAAGTGAAATCTGATTTGGAACAAGCTTTGTAGATGTTCTCTTGTTACCCTTATCATCTGTAAAACTGCTATAATCAAGATTTCCACGAATAAATACGCTTGCACCGTCCTTCAGATTCTCTTTAACTTCCTTACAAGCATCAAAATCTGTAAGAACCTTCTTGTCATTAACTGTCTTACCCTCAGAATTAACCTTCTTTTTTACACCAATGTTTTTACCAATCATACGGTATCCTTCACGGTTATAAGAGAATCTATCAGCCCAAGGTACTTTTACAGTATCAGCCTTTTCGCCCTTCTTCTCAGCTCTCTTAGAGAAATAAACATTCTCCTGCTCCATTCCCTGAAGATTGACATATAATGTCTCTCCATCAAGGTAGCTTGTACCAAAATTAAGCATTCTCATAGGCTTGCCACTCTTGGTCTTAATCTCCTTAAATGCTGTATCCTTCTCCATACCAGATACAACTCCCTTTAACTGGAACGCACCCTTTGTCTCAGGTAAATCAAATAATCTTCCTTTTTTCTTTGTCTCTGCCATTTAAAAAATGTCCTCCTTATAATATGTAATAAATTTTTTTGATAACTATATTTGAACAGTCTTGCGACTGGAATACAGAAAATAAATTTATATTAAAATCTATCTTCAACAGTGATTTTTGAGCATAAAAAACCCAAGGGTATGCTGTTCTTCCACCCATATTTATATTCTCTATTCAGTTTTGATTTTTGGAATTTTTTGAACTGAATCGTTCAAGACTGATTAGATATTTTAATTACTTTTTACTTGCTTTCCATAAACATTCTAATATATTAGTTTTGTTTTTATCTTGAAATTTATTGTCCATTTTATAATCTGTGAAACTAATTGTTGCTTTTTTTCTTACGCTCCATTTTCCCAGTTATAGGATTTCTTTCGTCCCAACATGTAATTTCCATTTCTGCATTATTTAAATCTGAAATATCAATTCCAATATTTATGCTTTTAGATTCTCCTAAGACAGTACCTTTTGCATCTATATGTATATTCTCTAACTTATCAAGAATAATATCTGATAAATTTATAAGATCCTCTATCTTTCTCACCTCCTCAAAATCCGAATGAAACAGTGAATTACTGTGACTGCTTCACTTACTTATCCTCTGTTTTACTCTTATTATCCAACTCTTTTAATGTTTCCGTTATTTTCAAAACTTCTTCGTTAATATATTCATTCAATTCCTTTTGATATTGCTCAATACTTTTCTTATATTTTTTCAATATCATTGAAATCACTAGATTCACCTCATCTTCTGTTAGTATGTTTTCCGTATTGGAGTGTTTTGAATGAATAAATAATTTTGCTGATGAATCAGTATCATTGTTATAAGATTTAATGTTATCAATAACAATTTTTGCATTACTGCTTATTGAATCAATATTACTAATAAAACAACGGCAAGCGTTATATGTTCGATTATCCATATCCACCTCTTACTTATTCTCTATTCGATTTTCATTTTTATTAGGAATTGTGACTCGAATGAATCATAGATTATAGAACAATTCTATATGCAAGTTTCTTTGTAACAATACCTGATTGATGTAAAACCATACAAGATAGATGAATGTCATCATATATCAAATCTGTCATTGTGCAATTCGATAAGATACTGTAACCACGCATAGTCTTTGACTTAAAATAAACAGCTTCACCATTATATTCTTCAAATGCTTTGCAATATGTATCCCAATCTTCAACTTCAACAATTCGTGACTGATGATCTCTTATGATATTATCATTATCAATACTCAAATTTGTCTCAATTACTTGAATCATATTCTCACCTCCAACTATATATTTTCTTATTCCAATCCTACATTATCTGCAAATTCAACTGTGCCTTTTGGAATAAACACTGTAATTTCATCATCATAATTTATATGTGGTTTAATAGTTATTTCAATATAAGGTTTATTATTTGTCTGTTGAATATTTACCGTTCCTTGAAACATATGAATCTGGTCATTATAACAAACAGTGATCACATCATAATTATGAGATGGCACATTAGACGATATTGAGTGATAAATTGCATAAGTGCCATCTTTTATTTCCTGCAATCCATATGAATATTCTTCTGTGTATTCTACATAAGATGAAAATTTATGAATTCCTAAAAATACTATAATCGCTATTATAATTATCACTACAACAAACATGATATTTTTATATAATTTTTTGATAAAATCTCGCCTCCAACTATATACTCTTCGTTTTCTTTCTTCTCATTACTAATTCAAACTCTGTACTAGAATATGTGATCTGATATTCTTCTTTCTTACCCTCAGAGTCTTCCATATTACCCATAAACCATTCATATACAGCAGCTATCACATCATTCGTAACATCTGTTTTCTGTCCAATCCACATATGTTTTTCTGTATCCTGTGTTCCATAGTAGATTGTATTTGTTATTGGACTTACACCGAAACCTTTCTTTTTCGCCATTTATTTTTTTCCTTACTGCAACATTTCTGGATAAAAGTCATACAAATAATCTCCAAAATCTCCATTTCTTTCTGAATCTGTTTGACTCTGCCAAAAATGTTTCCACTCTTTACCTCTTTCAGTCTGAATAAACTGTTCGTATTTAGGTCTTAAAGCTTCTCTATCTTTACAAATATCGCTCATTCTATATTTCTCCTTTAAAATTGCACCAAGAAATGTCAGTTTACTTGGATTTTAAAACATGCCATTAAATCTATTATTGAATCTATCATTAAAATTTTTAGTCATATTCTTCATCTGACGCTTCATAGAACAATAAATAATAAATTTAATCACAAGAAGCAATCCACCAATACCAAACAAAATATATTCAACAATTGTTGGAATTGCTAAAATTGCATTTGCTTTTAATACCTCTGCTACGATTCCTAAAATAATAAATACACACCACATAATTTTATATTCTCCCTTCGTTTTAATTTAATAAGCTTTTATCAATAATCTGAAAGTTTGCTCTGTGAATATATAATGCTTTACCGTCAATCATAAGTTTTGTAGTCTTAGGTAAATCTTGACATACCTGCCAATACACTTCATCACCTGAATAAGCACAAATCGGATCGCCTAACTAAGACTGAATTACAACTACTCTTGATTTACCAAAGTAATTCTTATATTTATTCACAACACTTGCAATTATTACATTGTCTCCTAAACTGCCATCTGTTGTACTATTGATAACTTCTGGACTCTTAAAATCTACTTCTGGATTTAATCCTTTCTCGGAAAAAATCATTGTACTTCCACAACTCTCTACCTCTTTACCATCAATGGTAACTGTCACTACACTAGATAATGTCTGTGCATATCCCCATCCACCATCAGAACTATACGACTGTTCTTTGACAATGTTGGATGCAAGATCAATTTTCTGACCACTCATATCCATGAACTTTTCACCTTCATTAGAATAAAACGAAGCATTATATGTATTACCTGTGATTGAACCATTTAGTTCATTTACTTCGTTATCTAATAATGCACATCCTGATAAACTTCCTACTGCTAACGCAGCAACTAAAATTGCTGTTACAATTTTCTTTCTCATGTGTTCCTCCTTTATATTCTCTTATTTCGTTCCCAAGAAATCGAAATTTACTATGTTTCATATTCTATTGCAGCCAACACTTCTCTGTACGGTGTTTCCCTTGTTTTTGTACTTCCCCATTGGGTATATGTTCCCTTTAAACCTGTGTTATATGGCTTTACAACTTCATACTTACAATATTTTGTAGAATTATTCAAAAATGCTAATCCTTCATGACAAGCCAACATATCATGCTGACGTTTTTTATCTTTTACTTCATATGTATCAAATAATTCTTTATACTTCTTATCCGACCATATGCCAACTCTTGTATTTCTGATATCATGGCACACGTTTTTACCAACAAGTACCATGTTAGATATTCTCTCTTTCCCGACTTTTAAGACATAATCAGTTGCATTTACATCACAATTAAAATTAAATGTTCTTACTGTTTCTTTTCCTTTAAATTTATCCAGTTCAAACGAAGCGATGTTTGTACCAACAAAACCACCATTCATTACTAACCAGTCAATGTGATGCATTTTGATATAATCGGCAACAAGCGTTAATGCACCACCAACAAATACATATTTTGCAACTGGTGGCATTTTCTTTAATACTTGAACGCCCAAACTTTCAAGAATGTCTTTTCTTTTCAACCCATCTTCTGTCATTGGATATGGATCACATACAACACATTTCAATACACCTTCGTTATGAAGATAATGTGCTGCAACAACATCATCAACATCTTGGTCTAAATCTGCAATGTATACTATTTCTTTCTCCAATTTTTCACCTCCAAAGGAAACCGATATTTCTTGTCCTTTTTATTACTATATATAGTAGTTTAAATTCATCTAACTACTATATATAGTATGTATTTTTATTAAATATACTACCTATTGTATTATTCTCTCTTTTACTTCAATAAAGCAGCAATCTCATCAATTTCCAGCTCTGTTTTCTTATCATCAGAAAGTAATTTGTCCAGCTTGCTCTCCATTTTCTTCAAATCAGACTCTTCTTTCTTTAGACCAGATACCTCTAACTTACTCTTAATATCTTTAATCCATGCTGTCACACTGTATCCTGAAATTTCAAAATCAGTCATATTAAGATCCTTAGCAGACATTAAATATGAATTCAATCTAATCAAAAGTAACAACAACGCATCATCTGAACACACGTTGAGATTAATTGTCATTCCATCCATATTAAGAACACAATTTGTTTCAGGAATAAATCTGATTTTCTTCTCAGAAATTGATTTCTTTTTTGTCTCAATCTGTTTCTTTAATTCTAAAATTCTGTCATCGTTTTTACTCATTTAATTTCGTACTCCTTTTTATATTCTCTACCATTTGCTAAATATTTTTGAATATACATCGGCTTCATCACTTCAAAAATCTTTTCTAACGTAACTGGAATCATATGCTTTTCTTCTATGTCTTTATATGGATAACGGTTTGATTTAACCATTTTAGATGTAGTCGGAAAAATATCGGTTACTTCAACATATTCTGTATAAGAGCCCCAATAAGTATTATTTGATATGTTCTCCTTTTGACGAACAATAAATAGATCTTTACCTTTTTCTATTGGCTGAACATCAAACTCATATTTACAACCATTGTAATATTCGCTTATAAAATTCCCTCTTCTCCAATAGTCTGTGTTTGGCGTTTCCTTAAATTCATCAAAGGTGAAATATTTATATTCATTTTTTGAACTGTCGTATGGAGAATACTCACAGTTTCTTTCTAAATTATTGTAGATATTTGCATATTTTTCACTGCATTTGTTATCAATACATTTGATAAGTTTATTCTTTGGTAAAGATTTATAATGTTCAAAAATACCATTATGCCAAAACCAAAAATGTTTACCTTTATTTGTTCCTTCCCAATAGTCAAAAGCTTCAAATTTGCCCATATAAATCCAGCTCTCATTATCTTTTGTGAGATATGTAGCACCGATAATTAAATCTTTTGCTTTAATGGTTTCATTATTATGGATAATTTTATTAAACTCACTAATCTGTTTATAGTCAGGTGACTCAACTGGCATAAGAACTAAATCCTTACCATCCCATCCATATATAAATTCTCCTTCAAGTCCCTTACCCTTGATACAATTCGCATTTTCAAGAATATATAATAAATTCTCAATTGTAATTTCAAACTCAAATCCTCTTGGATCATATACTCTACAATAAGCATGTCTATGATCCCATCCTGTAGAGTAATCGCCAGCTTTCTTATTGAGTACAAATCCTTCTGTTGGAACATTCTCAAATTCATCATTTGGAATCTTATCATCACGCCAACTATTCCACGATGCTTCTTTTCGCAGCTTACCTTTTTCGTCATAGTAAATGACATAGGCAAGTTTTCCCGTATAAGTTCCTGAACGATTTTGATATCCAACATTTATCGTTTTAGGAACAAAAATGCTACTGTTCAATCTGTTGTTTTCTCCTTTCTTTTCCTGATTGATTACTCTTTCAGAATACTTCCTACTTATTGTTATTCGCTCTTTAAATCAATCCTTTTTCGATTAATTCTCCTAAGTAGTAATATCTATCTAAGTCATCTGAATCAATCGAGTCGTCTTCACCAAGAATATATCTATCACAATCTTCTACTTCTTCCATTTCATCAATCCATTTATCCCAATTGTCTGCAATGAGCTGACAGTACTTTTCACCGCTTCCACGTAAAAAGCATCTACCAACCCATTCAGCTTTCATCTTTTTATCAGGATAAACTAATGTGAAATGAATCCCATTCTTGATCAAAGCATCTATAACTTCTTTATGGCTACTTATAAAGATATAATCAACTTTCCCAATATTCTCTTTAATGTGCTGAATATAATTCTTTGGAAATTCAGGATTGCGGTACTTTTCAAATTTATCTGAATTTACTGGATTATGATAATAACACCAATTAAACTGACTACTATCACTATCTAGAATTTTATAGCCTTTCTCATTTAATTTTTTAAAAGTATATGTTTTCCCACAAGCATGAAATGCACTAATAATTTTTGTATTCATATATTTATTCTCTCCTCAATTTCTCTAAAATTATTTCTAAAGGAAACGATATTTATCCATTCTTCGATTCAAATTCTTCAAGCGCTTTATAAAATTCGCTGCCTTTAATTTCTGTAAAACCTGTATCATCATCTGGTGTAATAGTTTCATATTTTGTTGTAGAAATATTCAAGTATAACTTATTCTCATACTCAAATCTTGAAATAGAATACCCACCTAAATGCAGTTCTTTAAAATAGTCTCCTACTCGAATCGGATGATTGTTAATGACAATATTCTTTTTAATACATAAATCCTGAAACTCTTTTAAAGTCTTACTGTTAGCCCTAAATTTTCTCATTAACGTATCAGAATCGCAGAATAGTTTATTTGGCTTTAGCAACTCTTTACCAAATTTCTGATTATTTTCATTGCAATCAGTAATATATAATCTTATATTATGCTTCTCATACTCTTCAAATGGACGATTTACAGATCCATCTCCGCTAATATAATATTCTTTTCCAGTAATACCTTTATCCTCGAAAAAATTATTTGCTACTATTCTTCTTTCTTCTCCATGCTTTCGATAATCAGTAATCTCTTTTAGAAATTTCTCATTTGTTACAATATAAAATTTCTCCATTTTTACCTCCACATTTTCAAAAGAAACGAATCTTTCATTAATCTTTCCAATCGTCTAATTCTTTTTCATCAATCTCAATATCACCTAAATAATAAGTATCCATAAATTTGCTAATTGGAAAATTGCAATCTGATAATACGTATTGTAGTACAGTTATCATTGCTCTAATTTCTGTTTTGCTAAAAACTGCAAATAGTTCATTTTCATCATAATCATAATCACATATGTCAACCGTACACCAATTAGTGATCCTCTGAGTTCCTGGTTTATAATCACCTTCTTGAATAAATGGTTCGAGTGGAAAAGTAGAAATAAATCCTTCGTTTTTCCAATTAGAGCCATATTCACCTTTTAAGCCGTGGTGTCCTGTGATAATATTCCAATCTCCTGTCAACATATCTGGCGTATAACCACAATATAATGTTCCATTAGGCATCGTTGCTAATGTTTTTTTGTCTACTATTCTCATTTATTTTCTCCTCTAATTGGCTCAACCCTATATCGTTCATTCCAATCTGTTCTCTTCTTTAATAATGGAATCCAAGGACAGTGTAAATTTTCAGATTCAGTTCCTATTAAGTCATCTTGATCACAACCAAGATATTCTCTATGACCACAGTTAGGACAAGCTACTTCATATTCAGGAACTTTATATTTAAAACTACAATAGTTAGGAAATATCATTCGAATATTCCAATCATCCTTTGATTCAACTTCATATACACAGTTGCAGCATTTACATACAAACTGAATATTTTTACCAAAATAATTACCTGCTATAATTTTCATAATGAACCCTCTTATTTATTCTCTCAATCCATCCAATACTCTCATCAAAACGTGTCTTGTGAGATTTTTAACATCACCACTATAAAGTCCACATTCAATGTCACAAGCCTTTAGGACTTCATCAAGAGTTTTATTCCTCTCTTCACTCAGTAACCTTTTACAATTTTCATACTGAATATCATTTGTCTCATAAGCATTTCTAAGATTACTTTCTAAACAACGAATAATTCTTATTAGCTCATCTTTTGTCATATGTTTTAGAGAGCTGTCTGCCAAAGTATGTTTCCCATCACCTATCGCCATATATTTATTCTCCTAAATATAATTAATCCACTCTGGATTTATTTCATAATTTTTTATTCCCAATTTCCTTCTTATTCTTTTGTGCTTTTTAACATTTTTAGCATAATATGTTCCGTTTGGATGTTTGAACCCTTTCTTAATATCCCAAAAACAACAGAATGTTGGCGAGTATGCTTGCTCAACTATAAAACCACACCTACTACAACTTCCATGCTGCTCCACTATGCCCAAACCAAACTCAGAATATGAACAATATTCAAAAGTTCTTTCCTTACAAATGGGACAAGAACTAATACTATAACCCCATCTAGGCTTTCTTTGTTTTTTCAATTATTTCACACCTCCAATCTTCACGAGAAAGAAAAATTTCTTACTAATCTAACCACCTATTATCTAAATAGTAGAACCCAAATACCATTCCACCAATTAAAATTATCCAAAAGATCCAGAAAACAATCACACCTACATTAGACTGTAAGTGGTCTACTGTATCATTGATATTCATATCTTTATAAAATTCCGTCTTATTGATTGTATGGTTATCTAACTTTGTAAAAATTGTTCCTGTATACTCTGTTTTGCTACCATAATAGACATATCTAACATGATAATCGCCATCAATCGTGTCAATATAATTCTCATATGGTTTATAAATTTGACCATAATCGAATTCAATTCCAAGAAAAGTTACTTTATCACAATGTTTGTTATCACTGTCATATAAATCCCAAGTCCAATATTCCTCTTCGTGACTACCAATTACATTACCATCATCGTCATACTCATATACCGTTTTTGTATGCTTTGTGTAGTGTTCCTCATCTTTTTCTACACTCATATATTCTCCACCAATTTCAGGATATGTAACTGTATCTACTGCTTTCAAATCACCATATACAAACGCATTACCAACATTTGTATCAATTCCATATTGGAACATTTCTTGACTTTCTATCTTAACAGCTTTGTTATAAATTTCATTTTTATCCATTTGGTGTTCTGAAATCTTGGAAGAAATCAGAATACCAAACAGAATCATAACTGCAATGATAGAAATACTAGCCAAGATTTCACGTTTTGTTATTTCAAAATCGCCAAAATCAAAACCTTTTCTACCATGTCTCATATACTAATCCTCTTTGAACAACGACTGTGGAGCATCAACTGGCGCATTGTAATCCAGATACTCATATTCCTGTACTTCATATCCAAGCAATCCAAGAAACTGTCTTGTAGGGAACTTTCTCACATATCGCTTGTATTCCTTAATCTGTTTATTGTAATTGCTGCGATACTCTGCAATCATATTCTCTGTCATAGATAACTCATTCATAAGAGTCTTATAGTTCTCATTGGACTTCAGCTCAGGATATGCTTCTGCAACTGCTGTAATAGCTGTTGTTACATTCTCAATATCTCCTGTTGATCCACGACCATCTGCAACTGCTGTCAATGTATCAGCTTCATGTTTATCATACTGTTTTACGCAATCAGCAAGGTTATATACAAGGTCAACTCTTCGCTTTTCCTGCACCTTAATATCTGATGACGCTGTATTTACCTGCTCCTCAAGTACAATAGCTTTATTCTGCGAACTCTGTACACCAAATACAATCATCAAAATAACTGCTAATACTCCTATGCCAATAATTACTGGCACTTTCCAATTTGTGTTCTTCATTTAAAATCTCCTTTATATATAATATTTTTATTAGTTACACTGTAATATTCTCTTATTTACTGGGATTCCCATAGCCGAATGGCTCAGATTTGTTTAAAAATTTTCCAAAGAAAGATTGGTTTACTTCGAAACCACTACTTGCTCTTCTTTACAGAAGTATTATTAACTGACTTCTGAATATTCTCCATTAATCGAATATTATCATTAATCATAATGGCTAACGCCTGATCCTCTGTAAAACCAGCATTTACATATGCATCAAACATATTCTTCTTGGTTCTCGCCTGAATTGCAGGATATTCAGTATTCTCAGAATAATCCTTTGCAATAATCATGAGTTCCTTCAGGACATCATATACAGGCTCTTTGTACTTTGTAATGTATGTCTTTACTACCTCTCCTAAACTTTCTGGGTTCTCTGCTAATAATCTTAAAATTGTTTCCATGTTTAATATTCTCCTTTATAATTTTTTATTATTCTCCAAACTCACAAGTGTCACATGTCGAAAAATACTTATCATGTTCTTTGCAACATTGTGGTCTGTTATCGTCAAAATCAAAATTTGATATATGTTTCTTTCTATCCGTTACTACAATTGCATCGACCGTTGGTTCGCACATGATTATTTGATCAAATTCCGTTCTTCCTCTTTCGGATAAATTTCTCCACTTTTCTAAAAGTACATCAGCGTCTACTAATCTCATATGTCACCTCTATAATCCTAGGATATGTTGCTTTCTTGTGAAGTTACACTAAGTTATAGTGAATACGATTACCATAATCTAAAGTAATTTCGGCATAAGTATAATGAAGATTTTTGTACATATCTCTCAACTTTTCATCAATGTAATCTTCATCATAATCGACCTTGAATTTATCATTTGGCAAAACAAAAGAATTTGATTTATTATTAAATGCTGCACTATTACCACGGAATTTAATATAAACACCATTGTCTGCCGAGTCCTCAATCCAAATATTATTGCTTTCTCCACTGAATAAATCAATTTTTACATTATTTGAACTGAATACAACACCTTCCTCTGTGAACAATGTAAGTTTGTATGTATTCTGTCTTTCGGATGTATTAACAATGTTCAAATCCTTAATAGCATCTTCAAATGTTTCACCCTCATTTAATTCAAGTGCGATAGCTGATAAACAATCGTAATTAAGCTTAATCTTTCTTGAGAATGAAGCTACTTTGTTGATTTCAGAATGGTATTTCTCATCAAGCTTATCTCTCAAATAATCCTTTACTTCATCTGCCGTTGGATACTCAAATCTGAAATGGAAATGGAATCTTCCTGGTCTATTAATAAGATACTCATTCAAATCTCTGTAATTATTACATGTAACAACAAATAACTTCTTACCTGAACTTGTACCATCGAACAATGAAAGCATCTTTGACTGTGGATCTTTGTCTTTACTTCTAGCAAAAGTTTTATCAAATTCATCAAATAACACAAGCACTTCATTCTTAATATCATTTAAGAAATCATCAATTCCAGGAATAAAATCATCGACTAAGATAACAGGAATGCCACTATTAATTGCTTTCTGAGCCAATAATCTTGCAAATAATGACTTGCCAATACCCTTATCTCCACTGAGAATTACACCTAAATTCTTGCGTGACTTCTCAAATCTATTCAATACTTTATTCGCTTTTTCTTCATGAACTCCGTAGATTTTATCCTCTTTAATCTCTAAATCATGCTGCTTCTCTAAGAAGAAACCTGTAAACTGACCACATCCAACTTTATATGTCTGAGCTGGCAGATTGTCTAACACAACCAAATCTTCGCCATACACTTTATATGTAGTTCCTGTTTCAATAATTTTCATAATTTTATTCCTTTCTGCATTTGTTTATCTATTAATATATTCTCTCTTTATAATAGGAAACCTGAATTTACTGTCACTTGCTAATTAACATATTTTTTAATTCTTGCTCTCTATCAAAAACTAACTGACTATATCCTTTAAACCCAAGATCCTTTTCCAATTGTTCTATAATTGGATTTTCTACTACTTCGTAAATATGTTCTATTTCGAATGCTTCTAGTTCATCTTTATAAACAATTCCATTTGCTAATGGAAATAAATCTACATAAACCCTTTTTCTCCAAAATGTTTTATATCCTATAAAGTCTTCAATGTATCCACTTCGTTTAATCAATTCAGAAAATACAGTATCTTTATTTCTAAATTCTTCTACTCTATTTTCAGGCAGTTCCCCATATAAATAGACATATCTACCACCAATACTATCTGCGTATTTCCATATTCCATTTATTTTTAAGTGCAAATATATTTTATGAATATAAACGGCTTTCATTTGCCATCTCCTTTACTTGCAATTTCCAAGTCCAACTTTATAATCATCTTTCACATCAATAGTTACTTCTCTCTGAAATTTTCCTTCCTTATCATAGAGGGATAAATAATATCTGTTACCACGCTGCTCTAAAACGACATCTTCATTCTCGAATAGTTCAACTCGTTTCTGTTTCTGTACTGGTTCATTCTCTATTTTAAAGTTATTCATTACTTCTTTTGAACCAATAAAGATTGGTGATTTTAATTCTTCAAGAATACAGCTAATATCATCATCTAACTGACTATCATCATTTGTATGCCTATCAACCGCTCTAATAACATCTTTCTCAAATAATAATCTATTTGCCATTTTAATATTCTCCTTTCCACTCGCCCAATTCATAGAAGTCGTTAATCTGTTTATCAAGCTTTTCAACCTGCTCTCTTAGTTCAGATTCTTTCTTCTTACTATCCGTTCTCTGACATTTCTTCCATAATTCATCACGTTGTTTAGACAATTTATTGTACTTATTAGATACATCAATCTCTTCTACGACTGAAATCTCAATCTTTTCTCCGCAATGAGGACAAAACTGGATTGGATAATTGTCTGTCTGCTCATACTCATCACCCCAAGAGTTAAATGTTTCGGTGTATGAATTACAAAATTGAGGAATTGTAGTGTCATCTGAATCTCTTACTACTAATCCAAAAATATCATTGCATACCAAATCCTCACCTGTAAATACAATGACTTTATCGTTTTGAATCTCATCACAACAATGCTTAAATGGCTTGTATTTGTATGAATGAGTGTTGTTGAATTTTAATTTGATTAACTCTATTTCCATACTTTTATTCTCCACTCTTAATGATTTCTTCTAATGTTCTAGGTGTATAATTCATATAACTTTTCATACATCCGACATTCCACATATTACATGGCTTATCATATAAAGCTGTCATCTGATATTTTACTTGCTGCATTATATTATCTTCAAAACCTGTATGTACATGACCGTAGAGATGGTAGCTTCCGTAGTAGTGATTCTTAAAGCAAGGAATTGGATAATGGCACAGAACTACAATCTTACCATCACCAATATCAAGTTCCTTGTAATCAACAATCTCACAAAATCTACTCTGCAATTCCCTGTTCTTTAGCAACTTACCATCATGATTGCCCTTGATTAGATGTATATTTCCGTTCAAATTGTTAAAAATTTCAATAGTTTTCGTCGTGTTATGCCACGAAATATCTCCAAGCAAATATATATCATCATCAATTTTTACTGTGTTATTCCAATTTTTAATAATCGTCTCGTCATTCTCTTCGATTGATTTAAAAGGTCGATTATCAAAAGATAGACAATTTTTATGTCCAAAATGTAAATCTGATATAAAATAATTCATCTTCTTACCTCGCTCTATCGCATTCATTAAAATCTAAAAGCATCTTATATTTATATTCTCCAAATCTTTCTTTCCAACGCTGCTTTGCTTTATCAGTATCCCAATTAAAAGGCATCATATGATAATTAATAAGAAAACATACATCAAGAATGTCATAATGATGGATTTTATTCAGACTGGTTAAAGCAATGTAACTCCCAATCGAATCATGACCGTAGTAATGAGCAATACCAGATTCATCAAATGTCTGACAATACAATTTGCCAATATCATGAAGCATCGCACCTATCTGAAAACTTATTGGATATTCTTTATAATAAAATAAGTCATATGTCATATAACTGTGTTCATACAAATTCATAGTATGATGTGGATTCTTTTGGTCAAAGTTTCCTGTTTTTGAAAACAAATCACTTACATACATTGTGTTTTCTGTAAAAAATTTATGTCTTTTAATCAAATCCCAGCCTTCCTCATAAAATGGAATCTGAAATTTTCTAATCTGCTTATCCAACACGAAATCAGGTATAGGGTGTTCTCTATGTAAATTATCTTCTTTACACTGTTCAAATGGCTTTGGAATAATCACACAAACCTTATGTACTTCAAGACCATTTACTTTCATCAAAATTGCTCTACGAGATTTCATAGTCAGATTAGTTGCATCTGCAATTACATTCTTTTTATTCTCTAAATTCTTGCGGATTCTATTGTGAAAAATTTTAAACACTTCTTCATTATGTTCTTGGTCTTCATAATTACCTGTCAATTCTTCACGAATTGCATCTGATGATACAATTATTGTATTTGGGTTCTCATTGGCAATCTGAGTGGCAATGGTTGATTTGCCACTACCACTCAGTCCAACGAGTACCCATATTGTAGGTTTATTCATTTAAAGTCTCCTCAAATAATTCTTCAGCTTCTTCCATATCAGGTATATCAGATGTATCTTTGGCGATTCCCTCAATTACCTTAAATTCAAACACCTTATCCTTATAAGCCGTGAATGTTGCTCTGTTATCAATACGAACAACTACGCCTTCGGCAACATGTGTCTTGCCGATTTCATCTACTGGCATACCATCAAGATATTTATTTACTCTTTCTTTCAAATCTTCTGGTGTAGTAAAAATAAACTTCTCTAAATCAGGTACATGCTTAACACCTAACTTGTCACACCATACTTCTACAGTCTCCCAAGGTACTTCAACAACTGTTCCATCTGCTGTTGTCATTGTCATTCGATATACATACATCTCATTTTCGCCTGGTTCACAACCATATGAGAATGTTGTAGTGTCACCAAATTTCTTTGTAAAATCTTTTTCCTTAACTCCTTTATTAGATACTGAACCCATAATTGGTGTTGTTTCATTTACATATCCGACAATTTCATAGAAAATTTCAGCACCTTCAGGAAGCTTGTCTTTTAATAAATCGTGGTACTTCTTTCTGTTATGAAGTGACTTTTGTCAAGAGTTAATTTCAAGAAATTTTTCTTAACCCCAGTCACATTTGTTTTCCTGA